TCCAAAGTCCAATGTATGATTTCAGCACATGGTCCAATGTTGAATTACTCTGGCGTCAAGAAAGTGATGTCCGCACTGGGGATGTTTTTGGATTGTATTTTTATGACAATGGTTGGTTTTTCTATGACATATCTAATCTTAATGGGTTTTATGGAGTTACTTTATCCACTACAACGACTGCTCTTGCGTTTGTTTTAAATACAACTGCAGGATCAGGCAATATAAATGGCAAGTATTCACATATAGAGTTTGTGAGTATATATGATCCAACACCTTTACCAGTAGAACAATTAAGCTTTTCAGCAGAGTTATTAGATGACGGTGTTCAGTTAGATTGGTCTACAGCATCTGAAAATAACAGTAACTACTTTAGTTTATTTAGATCTATTGATGGGAAAAGTTGGAATCTGATTGATGAAATACCCGCGGCAGGATTCTCTACAAGCTTACAAGAGTATAGATATGTAGATCATTCTGTAATATATAATTATGTTTACTATAAGTTGCAGCAAACTGATATAGATGGCTATATGCAATCGTGGAATCCTATATCTATTTATCGTATAGAAGGAATAAAATTAAAATCGTATAATATCTTGGGACAAGAAGTAGATGAATACTATAAAGGTATGATTATAAACAGATCCCGAAATGGTGATAGAAAAATAATTAGACAGTAAACTTCTATTAGTTAAACTTTTTTCATATATTTGGTTTAAATTTAAAAACCAATATTATGGCGGAAGATACGCAAAAAACACTGACTAAAGAAGAAACAGCTAAAAGAAGAGCTGATATTACAAAATTCTATAAGGATCAAATACCTCACCTGAAGGTTCAGGCTCAATATGAAGAGCTCATGACTAACATTGAAGAATGTAGAGCTAAGAGATTACAAGCTCAAGCATTTTTAGCAAATGCTTATGAGACTATGGAGTCAGAAGAATCATCGGAAAAAGATGATAAAATTGCAAAGAGTTTTGACGAAGCCAAAAGAACATTAAAAAAAACGTAATGGCCAAACTTATAAAAAAAGGAGATTTTGGACCAGAAGTTGTAAAGCTGCAAAAGAAACTAAATATTATACCAGATGGTAAATTTGGTCCTCAAACTGAAAAAGCTGTAATGAGATTGCAGCTTTCAAAAAACCTACGTGTTGACGGAATAGTTGGATCTAATACATGGGCTGCCTTATTATTAGGTAAATATACTAAAGAAGATATTGATGAAGATACGGATGTAGAAAGTCAGTACATCAAAACTAATTATAATCAAAAAATACATAAGTATTATTTAGGTTCTACCGAATATCTTCCCAAATATGGAAAGAATGAGTATATGTTTTTGCATCATACAGCTGGAGGATGTAATCCTTATAGGACTATAGACCATTGGGGTAGGGATACCCGGGGACGTGTAGCCACTGAATTTGTTCTGGGGGGTCAAAACTATAGAACTGGTGATGATGAATATGATGGTATAATGGTGCAAGCTTTTCCGGAAAATGGATATGGCTGGCATTTAGGTAAGACTGGTTCTGGATATATGAATAGACACTCTATTGGACTAGAAATATGCTCTATAGGTTATCTGGATGATGAACATAAAAGCTATGTTGATAAAAAGGCGCATCCCAGTCAAGTGATTAAACTTGAAAAAGCTTTTAGAAGACGCGAATTTTGGCATAAGTATTCACCCAAGCAAATTAAAGAAACGGATCTACTACTGAGATATATTCAAGAAAGAGATGGTATAGATATGCGTATAGGACTACAGCAACTTATAAAGAAGTACGGTCCAACTAAAGCTTTTGAATTTCAAGAAGATGCTTATTATGGAAAAATAAAAGGTTTGCTTTCTCATACTAATGTAAGAAAAGGGAAAATGGATATATATCCAGATCCGGATATGATTGATATGATTTTAAGTTTAAAATAATGATTGTAAATAAAGTTGAAAAAAAAGTAAGAACCACTATTAGAGAAGTTGTAAGATATCAAATATTGACACATTGTTTTTTTAATAACATACAAATAAGCAATGCAGATTTAAATTGTTTATCAGAGCTTGCTTTACTGGGTGAACATGAGCTTACGGATTTTTGTAAAGTTGCTGTGACAAATGATATATTTAAAAGTCCACAGTCAGCTAGAAACGCTATAACAAAGGCTGAAAAAAAAGGTCTGGTAAATAAAAATGGCATAAATAAAAAAACTGTAAGTATATCAAAAGACATCAAACTTCAAACTAAGGATGCGGTATATTTAGATTATAAAGTATTAGGTATAGAATGAATCCCAAGCAACATAAAAAATTTAGAAAAAAAATTGCAGAAAAAGTTGAAGTTCATGAATCCGTTGTTGATGATTTTGTAGACTTCTATTATAGTAAGGTTAGGCAGGCACTATCTTCATTGGAAAGCAATAGAGTATTTGTTGATGGTCTTGGGACATTTGCATTACGGAAAGTTAGAGTAGAAAAAGCAATAAAAAAAAATAAAAGTTATTTAGGCAATCTAGAAAAGAATACATACAAAGGATATGATAAAGCAATAATTACGCAAGATAAAATCAAAGCACTAGAAAATGCATTGTCTAAAATAGAGCAATCAATCCTAGATAGAAAAAACTTTAAAAATGAAAAAAGGTAAAAGCATATTTAGAACAGGTCTAGAAATACTTGAAGGTATAAAGAATAATATATTTAAAAAAGAACATGTAGAAGAAGAAGCAGCGCTAAGATGGAAAAAATGCTCTAAGTGCAAATTCTTGGATGTAAAAGGAGATGATTGTGCTGTGCCGGGTACGCAGCCATGTTGTGGAAATTGTGGATGCTCTTTAGGGTTAAAATTAAGATCATTATCTAGTGAATGCCCTGTTGGAGAATGGAAAGCTGTTATGAGTGAGAAAGAAGAAGATGCTTTAAATGATAAACTAAAAAAAGAAAATTAAAATTATGGCAATAACATTTAAAGAAGAAGGTCACACATATGAAAGCAATGATCAAGATAAGATAGATTGGATTAGTGTTACGTCATTAGTAAGTTTATTTAAAGAACCTTTTGATGGCAAATCTCAAGCTAAAAAGTCCTCCAAGAATAAAAGATCAAAATGGTATGGTATGACACCAAGTGAGATTTTAGGTGCGTGGGATGGAGAAAAAAATAGAGCAATTAAACTTGGCAATTGGTATCACAATCAAAGAGAAGCTGATATGTTGGACTTTAAAACTATTGAAAGAGATGGTGTAGAAGTTCCAATAATTAAGCCATTGGTAAAAGAAAATGGAGTTAAACTTGCACCAGAGCAAAAGCTTTCTGATGGGGTATATCCAGAACATTTAGTTTATTTAAAGTCTGCAAAATTATGCGGTCAAGCTGATTTAGTTGAAGTTGTAAATGGTACAATTAACATTACTGACTATAAGACAAATAAGGAAATAAAAGAGAAAGGGTTTACAAATTGGGAAGGCATAACAAAAAAATTATATAATCCAGTATCTCATTTAGATGACTGTCATTTGAGTCATTATAACCTACAATTGAGTATTTATGCGTATATTATTAAAAAGCATAACCCTAAACTTAAAGTAGGTAAACTTATAATTCAACATGTAAAGTTTAAACAAGTAGGTGAAGATAAAAATGGGTATCCTATTAATGAACATGTAAATGGAGAACCCATATTAGAGGAAATAAAAATGTATGAGCTGTCTTATTTAAGATCTGAAGTTATTGCGTTAATAAATTTTATAAAAAATAAAAAACAATGATAGTAGAGTTAAACGGCTTTCAGTTAATTAATATAATAGCGCAAAGTCAAAAAAGCAATGCTTCTACAATGCCTGCTATACCAACAGCTGCAATAAACCAAATTAAAAGAAAAAAGGTGTATGTAGATTTAAATCTAGTCTCGTCATACTCAGAATTTTTTTTGCATAACGTTAGTACACAAGGTGTATCATTGCGAAATGCTTTAACTCAAGTTTGGTTAGGAAGTCAAGAAGAGTTTGTTTTAATAGATCTGACGCCTGCAGATTTTGGCGCATTATTACCAATAGGTCCAGGAACAGATCCTTCAAAGGTCAAGGTATCTTCTGCAGATACTACAGCTGACTTTTTGGAAAATAAACTTGTTGCTGGTACTAACATCATAGTTACTAAGAATAATGTAGGTTTAGATGAAGAGTTAGAAGTATCTACAAATGCAGAAGAAAACGTAAATGCTGACTGGAACGCTATTAGCGGAGATGCTGAGATTTTAAATAAGCCAACATCATGGGGAAACTACGCTCAAACCATACAATCAGCAGTTATTGCCACAGCTCCAGAACAAAGCATTATAGGTACGGGAGTTGGTTCTTTATCAATTCCAGCCAATGCCTTTGCTGTAGGTGATTCATTTCATGGTAAAATGGGAGGCGTGATTAATGCAACAGGAGGAGGTGGTAGATCTGAAATTATAGTCAGAATCAAAACAGGTACAACGGTATTAGCATCAACGGGTATTTTTGATTTAGATACTGCATCAAGTCAAGGTTGGGAAATAGAACTAGATTTTACAATAGCTACTATTGGTGACAGAGGTACTATTTGCACTAATGGAAATTTCGCCTATACTAAAGATGCCAGCCGTCAAGTTTTTGGTTACATCTTTCAAGATGTGCAACCAATAGACACAACGATAAGCAACACGTTAGATATTACAGTAGAATGGAATGTTTTAAATAGTGGTGATGATATTTATAGTGCAAATTTTGTTTTATATAAAGTATTTTAATTATGTTAATTAAACTTTTTGAAGTAGATAATGGAGCTTTAGTTTTAACAGATCATTGTTATACGCTAAATTTTTTAAAGGATATAATTGATGAATATCCAGAAACTTATTTAAACATATTAAAGTATTTGTTTTATATGAGCTGCCCTAATCCGGACATGAATCCCTTTTTTCATTTACCAGAACATGAGAAGGAAGATATCATCATAGAAGAAGTAGGCTTAGAAGAGTCTCCGGAAGATAGCAAGATAAGACTTGCCTTAGATATGTGCCACACGTTATATGAAACGCCTACAATGAGGGCTTATATGGGCATTAAGAAAGCTTTAGACAATATGGCAACATATATGGCTAATACGCAAATAACAGATGGCAGAGACGGTAATATTAGCCAAATAAGAGCTGTTGCCAAAGACTTTGATAGTATTAGGCAATCATTTAAAGGTGCGTATAAAGATTTAAAAGATGAACAACAATCAACAGTAAGAGGAGGCCAAGGGTTGGCCTACGATCAAATGTAAAATAAAACCAATGAAAGTAACACCAATAGGTAGAAGAGTATTAATTAAAGACAGGCAGCCGCAACAGTTTTTTGCAGGTACTGATATTATAAATCCAAACACTAGTAAAGATTATATGGCGGATGTAGTTGCTGTAGGTCAGGATGTGATATCAGTAAAAGCCGGAGATATTATTAAGTATGCTGAATATGCAGAAGGAGTTAGCATGAAGCATAACGGTGAAAATCATCAGCTAATTAATGTTGATACTATATTAGCAATAGTAGAAATGTGAGAGTAGTTCCAACATATTTAAATGGAAATTGGACAACAACTACTTTTAATAGTGATCAAGAGTGGTTAGATTTTTTGTTGCCTTTATTTAAAGAGCCCGGAGAATATAATTTTGATGAAACCTCTAAAATATTTAATCAAGAAGCTAGAAAATTTAACAGCGAAGGTGTGTATCTGCATGCTCCAAATGGAGGTAAAGATTTCAGGAGATACTGGGATGCTGAAAAATCAAAATGTAGACTTGGTGTAATATATCAAAATAATAATAAGACCTGGTATTTAACTAGAGATTACTATATGTGGTTAAACTTTCTTCCCATTTATGATAAAGAACAAAAGGCATATGGATTTGCTAAAGTTAGGGATGCGCAATATCATATGGCTTTATATGAAATATTAGCAGAGCTAAATAATAAACACGCTGCTATATTTAAGAAACGTCAGATAGCATCTTCATATTTTCACATGGGTAAGCTTATTAACACATATTGGTTTGAAGAAGGTAGTGTTTGTAAAATAGGAGCTAGCCTTAAAGACTATATAAATGATAAAGGATCTTGGAAGTTTTTAGAAGAGTATAAAGATTTTCTTAATGAGCATACCGC